GCCATACAAAGTGATACTGGAGATGCCAACATTAATGCTCCAGCAGGTAATCTTATTTTACAAAGAGCGGGAACAAATAGATTGAGCTGCACTTCAAGTGGAGTTGCTGTTAATGGTGCTTTATCCAAAACATCAGGTTCATTTAAAATTGACCACCCACTTAAACCAGAAACCCATCACTTAGTACATTCATTTGTTGAAGGCCCTCAAGCTGATAACCTGTACAGAGGTGTGATTGATTTACACAATGGTAAAGCTACTATAGATCTCGATGAGTGGTTTGGTATGACACCAGGCACTTTCTTAGCACTTAATAGAGATATCCAAGCTTTTGTTAATAATGCAGATACTTGGGATTTAGTCAGAGCAAAAATAATGGGATCGCAACTTGTTATTGAATGTCAAAACCCAGAATCAAATGCAGAAGTATCTTGGTTAGTTATAGGTGAGCGTCAAGACAAAGAAATACACGATTCAATCCTAACGGATGACAATGGTAAGATTATTATTGAACCAGAAAAAAATATAGAAAACTAATGTATAATTTAACAAATATAAGGAAATAACTATGCCAGCATATACAACGAATTTAAACTTAACCAAACCAACAGTCGGTGGTGATACCAACGTTTGGGGTGGTTATATCAATGGTAATTCAGATACTGTCGATGGGATCTTTGCCGATGCAGGCAACGGGACAAGTGTTGGCCTTAACGTTGGCTCAGGTAAAACTCTAACGGTTGGTGGCACTTTGACATCTTCAGGGTCTGCCAGTTTTTCTAATATTGATGTCAATGGTGGTGCAATAGATAACACGCCAATCGGCGCAAACACCACATCAACTGGTGATTTTACTCAAGTAACAGCAAACACAGCTTATTTTAATACAAACGCTTTAGCAGTTTCTGGTGGCAAGGTTGGTATTGGCACCACATCAGCAGCTTATTTATTAGATATATCTTCATCTGTTTCTGGCGATATTGTTAATGTTTACACCACAGGGACAGAAGCTCTTGTTCGAGCTGACACCAGCGCAAGCAATCCAGTTTCTTTTGGTGCTGACAACGCTGGTGATTTTATTATCAAAACAGGCTCAACCCCAACCAAAAGATTTTCGATAGGAGATACTGGAACTGGTAGTGTTACCTTACATACTGGTAGTTTGTTTTTAAGCACCGCAAGCGCTGGTATTTATTTAGTATCACCAAACGGTACAGAATTTAAGATAACAGTAGATAACTCAGGGAACTTGGTTGCTACCGAACAATAATATATAATCACAAAATAGGAGTAAATATGGCTATATCATACGAATGGAACTGCAAACAGGTAGATTACTACCCGTCACACGGTGATGAATCAGACGTTGTTTACAACGTGCATTGGCGTTTAAAAGGCGTTGATTCAGAAAATGATTCTGAAGGTAATCCTTATTCAGCAGAAGTGTATGGCTCACAGTCTTTAGATGTTTCAGATCTTTCTAGCTTTGTTGCTTACGCTGATTTAACAGAAAGCGTAGTACAAGGTTGGGTTGAAGCAGCTATTGGTTCTGACGAAGTTGCTAATTTAAAAAGCAACTTAGATGCACAAATCGCTGAACTAAAATCACCATCATCTGTTTCAGGCATAATAGGAAGTTAAGTGAATGGCATTAATTCCTATCACCCCACCAGCAGGTATCGTTAAGAACGGTACTGATTATACTAATAAAGGTCGTTGGGTTGATGGGAATTTAGTGCGTTTTGAAAACGGTTATCTCAAACCTATTGGTGGTTGGGACTTACTAAGAAACACAGCTTTGACAGGCAAGCCTATAGGCATGTATGCCTATAACGACAATAATGGCAATCCTGTTTTGGCTGTTGGGACATCAGAAAAAGTTTATGTCTATTACAACGAAACTTGGTACGACATAACACCAACAGGTTTTGTTTATGAAACAGCAACTGGCGAAACAGGTTTTGGCGCAGCTGACTTTGGTGAAGAAGACTTTGGTGATGCTCGGTCATCATCAACCCTATCATTTCCAGCCAATAGTTTTTCATTTGACAACTGGGGAGAGGAGTTAGTTTTTTGTTTTGCTGGCGATGGTAAAATTTATCGTTGGCAACCAAGTTCACCAAGCGCCATAGGTTCAGCGATTTCTAACGCACCAGTTGGCAATATTGCTACTGTGGTATCCAACGAACGTCATTTGTTTGCCCTTGGCTCAGGTGGCGACCCTCGTAAGATCGCCTGGTCAGAGCGAGAAGATAATACGAACTGGACATCTTTGGCCCGTAATACAGCTGGTGACATTCAAATCCCAACAGGTGGACAAATCCTCTACGGTCTCAAATACAAGTCAGATATTATCGTTTTTACTGATATTGGTATTAATAGGGTGTATTACTTAGGTGCGCCTTTTACTTACGGTATTGCTGAAGCAGGCACTAATTGCAAAGCTATCTCCGTGCGTTCCATCGTTCAGGCGGGTGATTTTGTTGCGTGGCTGGGTGAGAACGCAGTCTTTGCGTATGATGGGACAGTCAAAGAAATCCCGTGTGAGGTGCATGATTACATTTACAACGAAATGTCAGAAGCATACAGAAAATCATGTTGGGGTGGTCACAATCAAAACTTTAATGAAATCTGGTGGGGTTTTCCATCAGGAGCTAACCAAACCACACCAAACAAATATGTGATTTGGAACTATCGAGACAATACTTGGTCAATAGGCGAACTAGACAGAAGTTGCTGGGTCGATCAGGGTGCGTTTGATAAACCAATCGCTGGTGATTCATCTGGTTTTATTTACGAACACGAATCAGGCGTCTTAACAGGTGAGCTAGATCCATTCTGTCAATCAGGACCATTAGAAATAGGACAAGGCGATAAGTTAGCGCAAGTCAATCAAATTATTCCAGACGAAGAAGCCAATGCTCTGCCTGGTGTAACCATTAGTTTTACTGGTAAATTTACCCCATTAGGGACTGAGACAAACTTTGGTTCGTTTACGTTTAACAATGATGGCTATACCGATGCTCGATTCTCAGCTCGACAAGTAAAAATGAAAGTTACTAGGTCAAGTCAACAAGACTTTCAGGTTGGACAAATTAGGTTAGACGTTAAAGCTAGAGGTAAAAGGTAATGGACTTATCATCACAACGACAATACATACAAAGAGCCACTAATGCCAAATTAAATGTAGGCTCAACAGGTTCTTTACAAACCATATATACCTCACCATCAGGCGGTGATTTTGATTTTGCTATTGTTGAATCATTGTTGGTTGGTGATGATGGCAACCAACAGACTAATGTTGATATCGTTATTACTTCTGGTGGCACAGATCATTATTTATGGAAAAACCACAATATTACTGCTTATCAAACTCAAGAAATGTTAAGTAAAAGTTTAATTTTAACCGCAGGTGAAATACTAAAAATACAGGTCAATCACGCTAATATTAATGTGACAGCCAGTATCGTTGAATATGCCAAAGGAAACTAAGACTTGGGAGAGTGAGTGGCCCAGATGTAAACCTTACATTGAAAAGGCAGTAAAGTACCAAGATTCCTATACAATAGAGGATATAGAAGATAAAATAAGGCAAGGAATATTTCATTTATGGCCTGGTAAAAAATCAGCCATGATTACAGAGTTCGTCATATTCCCGCAAGTAAAAGCCATGAACTTATTATTTTGTGGTGGAGATTACGAAGAACTCAAAGAAATGTTACCATATATAGAAGAGTTCGCTCGTAGAGCAGGCATCAAAAGACTTTATGGCGGTGGTCGTAAAGGCTGGACTAGAAAGTTAGTTAGTCTAGGTTTTGAGCCAGAACACGTTATAAGAAAAGAATTATGAGTAAAGGCGCAACAGTATCAAAAACAGAAGTTCCAGCATATCAAGAACAAGCATTTAAAGATTTATACGCAGCAGGCAGACAAGTTGCAGGTATGCCATTTGTCCCTTATACAGGACCTATGGTGGCTGGTTTTTCACCAGATCAATTACAGGCTTTCGAAGCTACTAGAGGTTTGTTTGGTGAAACCCAAGCATTTAGCCCAGTCAGTCAATTACAAGAACTAGCACAAGCACCACTTGATATAAGTGGTTTTATGTCACCTTACCAAGAAGCGGTTATCGACCCAGCCTTGCGTGGTATTCAAGAACGTCAAGATGTAGCCCAACAAGCTGCTCAAGAAGCAGCCATTAAAGCTGGTGCGTTTGGTGGATCACGAGGAACTATTTTAGAATCAGAAGCCCAAAGACCATACATTCAAGCAGCAGCCGATACCGAAGCCAAACTTAGACAAGCTGGCTTTGAGCAAGCAGCACAATTAGCTGCTCAACAACAAGGTTTCCAAGCTGGTTTACTTGGCGATCTCTACGGTCAACAGTTACAAGGTCTTGGTATGTTAAGCGGTATTGGTGGTCAACAACAAGCCTTACAGCAACAAGCACTTGAAGCAGCTCGTGGTGAGTTCGAACGTGCGTTGGGTTATCCAGCACAACAACTAGCCTACTTAACAGGCGCTATTAGTGGTGTGCCAACCTTAGCAAGCACATGGCAACAAAAGAAAACAGGTACAGGTGATATTTTGGCAGCTCTTGCTGGTTTGGGTGAAGCAAAACTAATGGGACCAGTATAATGTACGACCCAAATAATCCATTTGCAAAATTTAATACCTCACCAATGAGCTTGTTAAACATGGGTGGTCTTCAAAACCCATTACAACCACAACCAACTCAACAAAATTTTGTTAATCCTCAAGCCGTACAACAAGATGTACAAAATCTTGAAGCTCAAGACAAACTTAAAAAAAGGCAAAGAGGAGCTTTGCTTTTAGGTGCATTAAGTGATGTTTTAAAAGGACAAGACCCAACAGCTGGAATTATACAAAAAAAACAATTTTTTCAACAACAAGAAGAAGAAAGAAAAGCTAAGTTAGAAAAACAAAAACTACAACAAGCGTATGATTCTGCTTTAGCATCTGCAAATCCAGAACAAAAAAAACTAATCGAACTACTTGGTCCTGATGGGTATAAAGAATATGCAACACAAGTTGCATTAAAAAATGCAGGTCTTAGCGATCCAAAGAAAACAGCAGACATTCAAAACTTTGAATACTATCAAAGCTTACCCGAAGATCAAAAAGAAACTTTTAAAATGCTTGAATTTGGTTCGCCAGATGTTGCCTTTGCCTTAGCTGAAATGAAAAGAAAAGGTGCTTCTCCAGCAGGATTGGATTTATCTCCTTTAGAACTTGAAAGAGATAAAAAATTAGCATCTGAATTGGTAGAGTTTGAGCGTGGTGGTTTTGCTCAAGTAGAAAGTAATTTAGATAAGTTAGATAAGGTTATAGATCAATTAGAATCTAGTCAAAACTTAACAGGTCCAGTAATAGGTAATGTCCCAACTGTGTTAAAAGCATTTTACAACCCAGAAGCAGTTGGTGTTGAGGATGATATCAGGTCGATTATATTCCAATCATTAAGGGAAACACTTGGCGCACAATTTACAGAGAGGGAAGGGGATAGATTGGTTGCTGCATCATTTAATGCCTTATTATCAGAAGAAATTAATGCTGTAAGACTTAAAAGGCTTAGAGAACAAACAGCAAGGTCTGCACAAGCAAAACTCGACATGATTAAATATTTTGATAAAAATAAAACTCTTAGAGGTTACACAGGCAAAGTCTTTGATTCAAGCAATATTTTAGGAAATATTATCCAACCGCAAGATTACGCTGAACTTACAGAATCAGAAATAGAACAAATTTACTTAAACCCAGAAACAACACCACAAGAATTAGAAGCCATTGAGCAATTACTAAAAGAAAGAGAAGGTAAATAATGAGCTTAGACCTTGAAGATCTAAAAAGAAAAAGAGAAGCAGCTCTACAAAACCAACCAATTCCAGAAGGCGAAGGAGATGCTGCTAGAGGTTTTAAAGACATTTTAAGATCTGCTCTTGGTCAAGGTTTAGCTTTGGGTTTTGGTGACGAAATAGAAGCTTTTGTTACTTCTAAACTAACTGGTGAAGAATATGAAGATGTTGTTAAAGGCATAAGAAAAGACATTGAAACTTTTAGAAAAGAAAGTCCTGGTCTAGCAATGGGAACAGAATTGCTTGGTGGTTTGGCAACTGGTTTTGCTGGTGTTGGTAGGACAGCACTTGGCACAGCAGCTAGAAGCGCAGGATTGGGAGCTGGTTATGGCGCTGGTTTAGCAGAGGGGGGAATTGAGGAAAGAGCAAAAAGTGCAGCAACAACAGGAGCTATATCAGGAGCGCTTGGTGGCGCTGCATCAAAATTTTTACCGAAACTTACACCCGAAGCGCAAGCATTACAAAGAGAAGGTGTTGAGCTAACACCAGGGCAAGCGTTGTCAGGACCTGTTGGCGGCACTCTAAGAAGAGTTGAAGAAACTGCATCATCTTTACCCGCATTAGGAACAGGCCAAGCTTTACAAAGATCAACAGAAAGTTTTAATAGAGCTGTTTTTAACAGAAGTCTTAAAAAAATTGGTCAAGAATTGCCAAAAGATCTTCCTATAGAAGATGTGCCTAAAATCTTTGCCAATAAAATAACAAACAGCCTTAACCAAGCTGCACAAAAATTAGAAGTAAAAAGCATTAATAAATTGCAAAATGAAATTGATGATTTTCTTTTAGATCAACCTTTGACCAAATCAGAAGTTAAAAATATAAAAACAAGGCTTAGTAAGTTTTTTGAAAAAGCTAAAAATGGCAAGCTTTCTGGTCCAGAAGTTCAAAAAATGGATTCATTTTTAAACACACAAACCAGAAGGTTTAGTTCTAGCACAGACGCTTTGCAAAGAGAATTGGGTGATGTCTATTCTGGTGTTTACAATAAATTTAGTAGCTACCTAATAAACAACAATCCAAAACAATTAGTCAAAAATTATCAAAATGCTAAAAGCGCTTATGGCGATCTTTTGGTCATTTCAAAAGCAGCAACCAGAGGAGCTGGTGACACAACATTTACAGCAAGACAATTATTAGCTCAATCAAGAGGTTATGACCCAACAACAGGAAAACGAAAAACTTTTGTTGGTGAAGGAAGATTACAAGATATTGGCAGACTTGGTGAAAGAGTTTTAGGTAGAGAAATACCAGAATCAGGAACTATTCCAAGAGCCTTAACATCTGCTGCTTTACTAGGTGGTGGTGCGGTTGTGGATCCTATGAGCGCAGGAATAGGTGCTGGATTGTTAGGTATGTACCAAACACCACAAACCCAAAAAGCTCTATTAGACACAATAAGACTTATTGAAGCAACAACTCAAAGAAGTATTCCTTATGGTATTGGTCAATTACAAGAAACTGGAGACTAATGAATCAGCAAGAAATGATAAAGCTCTTGCAACAAATGAACGTAGAGCAAGCTCCTCAACCACAATTCGATACTAGCCAAGATGTCGGTGCGATAAAACCAGTACAACTAAGCCCAGCCCAACAAAGAGTACAAGGATTAGCAAATCTACTACAAAACCTTGGTCAAAAAAACGTGCCATTGTTTGGTACCTTTAAGGATCCTAGACAAGCCTATCAATTAGCAGACAAACTTACTTTTGTAGATCCAACTAAACAGGGTGGTATTGGAGAGTTTTTACCAGGATTTTCCTACGAATTAGCTAAAGAAAGAAAAGATCCATTGGGCCAAGGTTTAAGCCTATTAGACATGATTCCTGGTGGTGCTGTTATAGGAGCGCCTATAAAAGTTTTGTCCAAAGAAACAGAACTTTTAGGAAAAATTTTAAGTGATAGTAAACTTTCCAATGCTGACAAAATAAAACAAATTCAAAACAACCCTGCTATTGTTGCGGCAGAAGAAAAAATGAACTCAATAATACCAACAGACAAATTTCCTAGTTACGGCTCTCCTGAATGGGTAGCAAACAGGCAATTTAATTTTCCTGATAAAGACATTGTTGGTTATGTTGATGCAACTGATGAGCTTTACAAAAACGCTAGAGCGCTTGCTTATACCGATCAAGGCTTGGAAGTGCCAACAAATATTATGGCAAAAAATACGGGAGAAAAGGTAGCGACTATAGTTATTGGACCGCCCGCAGCTGGCAAAAGTGCGATTGCAAATCCTCTTGCTATTAAAAACAATGCAACAATTATAGATCCTGATGAAGCTAAAAAAGTGCTTCCAGAATATCAAGGCGGTGTTGGCGCAAATGCGGTGCATTTTGAATCCCAAGCTCTAACAGAAGACGTTGCTGAAATAGCAATAGCGAGAGGAGACAACTTATTATTCCCAACAGTAGGTGGTAAACCAGAAAAAATAAGAAACAAAATTAATTCTTTAAAAGATAATGGTTATAAAGTTAATTTGGTTTTAACAGAATTAGACCCAGATTTAGCGTTAGTAAGAATGAATCAAAGGTTTGTAAAAACTGGTCGTTTAATAAATTCTGATTACGCACAACTAAACAAAGGGAAACCTAAAGAAACTTATGATATACTTAGGAGTGAAAATATAGCAGATGGTTATGGAAAAATTGACACAACCACAGGGATTGGTATCCCTAAACAAATCTATGAAGACACCGCAAACATCTTCGAAGGCACTAACCTTTGATTATGATGCAGGTGAAGACCATGGTTTAGAAATGGCAAAGACGACTGCACATCGTAATGTGGTCAAGCAAGTTTTAAACAGATACAACCAGTAAAGTGAACCAACAACAGATAGGCCGTGCAGGTGAACACCTCACGGCTTCGTATCTGTGTCGTTACTTCGATGATGTCTTTACCGCTTCCGAATCTTCTCGCTTTGATTTTTTAGCTGTCAAGGACGGTTGTAATTATAAGATCCAAGTCAAGACTACCAACTCACCTTTTGTCAAAAACAACAACGACTGGTTGCGTTGGGATATAAGAAAAAAAATATCCAACAAAGACAATGAGTATCGTGTGTACGATGAAGATGAAGTTGATATCTTTGCGTTCGTGTGTTTGTTTATAGATAAAGTGGTCTTTGTCCCTAACAAGAATGTTGGTAAGACTTATCAAAAAAAGGTGGAGTTTATTAGCGAGATACAGACCTTAGAAACTTTAGTTTCTTCAGCCCAAGTGGTTAGAGATCTTAAGTTATAAAGAATCTACGTCTAACTGCACTTTTTGGTTATTTGAATGTATTAGTAGTTTTAATGCGTATTCAGCAATATTTTGATGGCATTTACTATTTGCTTTAGCAAACACCTTTAAATCGTTAAGAAGGTCCCTATCTATATACAGAGCCTTCTTACCGTTTCTTTCGTTGAATATCGGATCATCAAAACTAAATAAACCGTTTTCTACCATAGTTAATCCTTGTATTCATATTCCAGAAGCAATTCCAAACTGTGTATTGCTTTTTCAATATCTTGTTTACCGTTCTTCAATCTTGCTCTAGTGATGTAAGAAATAGCTTCGGATTCAAGATTATTGAGTTTGTTTTTAAAACAATACTCGGCAGGCTGGATTGCAAGTTTTTTATAATGATCTCCGCCTACTTGTTTCCTAGACGCTAGATTATCAATTTTCTTGTCCCACTCTGCATCGGACATGAAGTCGCATTTTTCTTCGGCTTCATAATCTTCTGGTTTAATCTTATCAATACTCATATCATTCCCTTTTTTTATAAAAAACTACCATTATTAGTAATTTATGTATATTATAGTGTAATAATTATTAAAAAGGGAATCAAATGCACAACAAAAACTTTGATATCAACAACACCATCGACACGGCTGGTTTAGCCAAACGTTGGGGTGTGACAAGAAAAACAATCGACAACAGAAGGTATAGAGGTCAAGGACCTAACTATTTCAAAATTAATGGCAAGGTGTTGTATGACCTTGACGATATAAAAAGAATAGAAGAAGAATCTTATATTTCTGTTAATGGCGCACGCACTATATAGTCCATCATCTGCGGATCGGTGGTTCAACTGTCCAGCGTCACCGAGTATGTCGGTTGATGTCCCATATACGGTGAGCCTACCAGCTGCTGAAGGGACATTACTTCACCAGATTTCTGAGATGCAACTTAAGGACCGTATGGAAAATGCCATGTTAGAAACTTACTGGTTAAACAGAACAGAAGTTATCGAAGATTTTGAAATTGAGATAAATCAAGATATGATTGATTGTGCTAAAGCTTATGTTGATTATGTCAATGAGACAACAGAGCGTTTGGATGGGAAATTGTTAATAGAAGAAAAAGTAAGCCTGGAAGAGATCAGCGACAAGTGCTGGGGTACGGCTGATGCTATTGTCTTAGGCGATAATAAAATCGCAGTCATTGATTTCAAATCTGGTAAATGGCCAGTAACTGCTGAACACAACAAACAACTATCAATTTATGGTTTGGGCGCTCTCGCTCGTTATGGCGATGAAGATACCGAACTAGAACTAACAATCGTGCAACCTCGTGCCAAGGATAACGCTGGCGCCGTTCGTTCGTGGACGGTGCAAGCGCAAGACCTAGTCGTGTGGGGGTACGGTGAACTCAAAACAGCTACTGATGCTTGTGATGAGGAGAACCCTAGGTTTAATCCTGGGGATTGGTGTCGCTTTTGTCCTGCTCGTGATAAATGCGATGTATATAAACTTAACCAAGAGGTGAAATAATGAGCGAAGAAAATAATAAACTCTTTACGCTGACCAACGAAAGTGGTGATGCTAGAGATGTTTTTCCAAACGACTTGGACGATAGCACTCGTCCATTAGCAAACGAAGTTAGCATGGCTATGCAATTACAAAATGCTAGACAAGCTAAATACAATGAAGCACTTGTTGAAGTGAGAACCAATGAAATAATTAATGCTTTTATTTCTGAACGTGCGTCTGCCTTAGAGAAAGCCTTACCATCTGTGGTCAAGGTTGCAACTAAATCAGGTGAGGTTAAAAAAGATAAGAGTTAATTATGTCGTTAAAGGGTATCTTAAAAAAGGCCAAACAAAGACCACCAGTTATTCTGGTGCATGGTGGGCCTGCGGTCGGTAAGACAACACTAGGTTCGCAATTTCCGAAACCTATTATTGTCACTACCGAATATGGAATGGGTAAAATTAAGTGCGACCACTTTCCTGTGGCCAAAACTTTTGATGAGTTCATGGACAATATGAAACAAGTCAGAGATGGTGAGCATGAGTACAAAACACTCGTGGTTGACAGCGTTGACTGGTTACAAACTTTGATTCATCAAAAATACTGTGAGGTTGAAAATATTAAAAGTATTGAGACCAAAGGTTTTGGTAAAGGTTATGTGGAGTGCTTAGAGTATTGGCGACAATACTTAGACATTCTTGATGCTTGTCGTGATCGTGGGATGATTATATTCCAGATTGCTCATAGTGAAATTAAAAAGGTTGAAGATCCAAGAGTAGATTCTTGGGACAGATACGTGATTAAGTTACACAGGAGAGCAAGCGATCTCTTACAAGAACATTGCGACATTATATTCTTTGCTGCGTTCAAGCTTGGTCAAGTCAAGCGTCAAGGCAAAGGTGGTGGACTAACTAATAAAACCATTAAAGGTGATAGATGTTTGTACGCTGTCGATAATCCTGCGTATTTAGCAAAGAATAGGTATAACCTTCCAGAAGAGCTGCCGTTCGACTGGGAAGTAATTAGAGAAGAAATAATCAAGGAGTAATATGGATTTAAGTAATTATGAAATCTCTGCTTCTTCAAACGAAGAAGGACTAGAACCTGGACGTTATACATTGGAGTATGTCTCTGATGAAATGATCGAGGGTGGGACTAATGGCTGGGTAGCACTCAAAGCTACTTTCAAAGTAAAGACCGAAGGTAATTATTTTGTATCAGCTACATTTGCTTTAGAGCATAACAATCCCAAAGTAGTAGAAATAGGTCTTGATAAACTGGCTAAACTAGCTAGGGCCTGTGGGCTAGACAATCTTAAAAACTCAGATGAACTTGTCGGGAAACTGGTAAGTGCAGAAGTTGTGTTAAATAAGAATGGCTACCCAGAAGTTAATGGTGAGGATTATGGAAAGACTTACCAGCCAGTTAAACAAGAAGCAACACCTAAGAAGGATAAAGCTAACAAGTCTGAATCTGCTGAGGACGAGGACACTAGCGATATCCCATTTTAGATGTTGCGACAAGATTACCCTAGCTTGTGTGGTATTTGTGCTGCACCAGCTAAGGGTTATCTGGTCAAACGGGACAATCTGTATTTCGGAGCTTGCTCAATGGCACATCAAAAGAAACTAACTCAAGGTGAGAAACTAAAGAATGTTGCTCAACTGACTGAGAAAGGTCTTGATTATGCCGTAGCTCAAACAAAAGAGGTGTATGTGAAATACGGTAAAAAGAATAAAAAATTCATATTGCATGAATGGAACAGCGAGGACAGACGAGATCTCTTCAGACAGATAGTACGGGAGTATCTCAACTACGCCAATAAACAAGCAGAGGATGGTGTAAACATTGGAACTGACAAAATACACAGGGACTAAAGGTTTAGTATTAAAAACCGAAACTCAACCAACACAAACTGATCTCTTAACCGAGATGCAAAATTTTGGTCTCAAGGTTTCTTACCTTGATACTTCTGGTACGCTCGTGCGTGTGCCAGTTACCGCAACGCCTGGTATGCGACCAGATAAGTCAAATGAAAAATCTGGGTGGTATTGCATCAATGAAGTAGGTGGTCATACTTTCGCCAACTTTGGTAACTGGAGAAATGGTGCCGAGCAGAAGTGGTCAAGCACTACCAACTCGAAATTATCACAACAAGAACGTGAGGATCTTGCCAAACGTGTGGCTGAAGCACGTAAACTAGCAGAAATACAACAAAAAGAACGACAAAATGAGGTGGCTGTTGATTGTGCGAACAGATTCGCTTCCTATCAAAAAGCTAACAAACACCAATACCTTACGTCCAAAAAGATTGAGAACTTCGGTCTGAGGGCAAATAAGGAAGCCTTAGTTGTGCCGATTTACAACATTTCTGGTGAAATAAGATCTTTGCAATATATTCAACCAAATTCTGACAAAAGATTCGTGAGTGGTGGCCAAATCAAGGGCAATGTTTTTTTATTGGGGACAGATTTTACAGAACTGAACAAATTAGATACTTTAATTGTCTGTGAAGGTTACGCCACCGCAGCATCTATTTACATGGCGACCAAAGTGCCAGTTGCTTGTGTGTTCTCAGCCAACTTTGGTTATGACGCTGTGCAGAACATTAGAACCAAGACCGACTGCAAAATTATCTTAGCCTTTGACAACGACAAATCTGGGTTGGGTCAGAGCAAAGCGCAAGAGATTGCCAGTTCGTTTTATAACGTTCTCGTTCGTGTGCCGTCTATTCCTGGTGACTTTAATGATCTGCACAATGCTTACAACTTAGACAAAGTTAAGCTGGAGTTATTGGACCATGGTTTTGGCATTACCAAATACTCAGTCAAGAATTATGTTGATGCGCCACCAGAACGGGTCTGGTTGGTTGACCGTATGATTGAAACATCTAAGCCGTCACTACTGGCATCTATTGGTGGTGTAGGTAAATCTATGTTAAGTTTGAAATTAGGGTTAGCCGTCTGTGGTGCGGGCAATGGTCAGTTTTTAGAAAAAGATATTACCAAATTCGGTAATGTTGTGGTCATATCAGCCGAAGATGACCAGGAAGAAGTGCATAGAAGGATTGATGCGTTAGATCCTAAAGGCAAACGTTTCAAGTCTGCTTACGATATGTACACTTTTACCGTCCCAGATTATGGGAAACCAATTACATTATTAAAAGACGATCACAATGGCTTGGGTTTAACCACGGCAGCACATGAGTTGATGGAAGAGTTGCGCTCTATCGACAACTTAGCGCTCGTGGTTATTGACCCAATCCAGTCTTTTGTGGGAGCTTCAATTACCACCTCGCAAGAAGCAGCGCAATTATATTGTCAGTTTTGCGCTTCTATCTCCTCGCAATTTGGAGCTTCCACTCTCTCGATTCATCACATGAGTAAAACCATGTTGACCGAAACAGATGATCCTATGGCAGCCAGAGGTGCGATAAGAGGTGCGTCTGCTTTAACAGATGGTCATAGAATGGCAATGGCTATTTGGTTGGCAAGTGAGGGTGATGTTGAAAGTATCTGTGCTGAAGAAGGTTTGGAGTATGACAGAACACGGGTTGTCAAAGCTGGTATTGTTAAATCCAACGCTCAAGCAGACACTAGGGTTATGACACTAATTAGGCGTGATGCAGCGCTTGAGGTTTATAACAAAGGAGATATTAACTGGGGATGATTATTTATACCGAAGCAAATTTAGATCTAGCCTGGCGTGAAGATTGCAAGTTTAGATCTAAAATTGGTGAGGAATGGTTGGAGCGTGAGGAATATCGCAGACGCTTTGAGATGGAACTAGATGAATACATCGCTGGTTTAAAACATATTGACGACTTTGACATCATAGTGCCAAAATGGATTACTGACACAATAGATACAGAGTTTGAAGAATAACAGGAGAAAAATGGCTAAAAAATATATTCACGTTAATCAACACAAAATCAGGGCCAACAAAAAGCATGGCACCAACGAGCCTGTCATTACTATTAAAGAAGGCAGAACCAATACGTATTGTCATGCTGTTGAGGTCCTGGGACCGTCAACCGTTATGTATGGTGGTAATGAGAAGCCTATCTTGCCTTGCGGTGCTAGGGTGGTCATTGTGACTGAAGCAGATATTAAAATTAAGGAGTAAGTTATGAGTGTAGAAATTATTAGTGCTTGGGGTGATACCAAAGGTAAACACGCTGAGATTATCAGAACCGAGAAGGGTTTTGAAGTAAATATTTTTAAAGCTAACGAGTACCTGCGCAACATCAAGTTGCACCAGTACAGCGAAAGTTATGCTGAAAAGGTAGCAGAAAATTGGACACTTGGTGTCGTTGAATATGGAGATAGTAGATGAGCGGTAAAGGATCAGACCAACGACCACGCCAAATATCAGATGAACAATTCGCTGATAATTGGGAAAAGATCTTCGGTAAAAACCAAGAGAACGCTAAAAAATACAAGTGGAAAAAGACCAAACCAAGGAGAAAGATAACGTGAGCTATGGGACATATCTACCCATAAATAGGGACATATTGTCCCATTCGTGGGACATATTGTCCCGTTCATGGGACATATTGTCTAATATATCCATTATATTTAATATAATAGCAAGTAAAAACGCTATGCGTTTTTCTTGCATACTAAATGAGAGGTAGATTATTGACTTGCGGACAGCACAGCTCAACAGAGTGGGAACATTAATCTACCTCACTTAAAAACGAACGCATGAGAACAAGGGACAAAGAATACTGGTGGCTGACTGACAGCATAGATGACGAGAAAAGTAGTGGTCTCGTCAGACGGGCGTTCGTGAGTGATCATAAAAACTTTACGTTCGTGCGTGGTGAAGTCTGGCGGTGGTTTAGATCTCAAGTCGGCCGTGAAGATCTTAGTACGGGAAGTAAATTATTACTTTGGGCCTTGTGTGAACGGTGGCGATGGGAAACTTGTAGTTCGCATGATGCCATTGATTATTATGCTTTAATGACTGGGGTCAGTAGAAAAACTATCAGTCGTGGGGTGCGTGAGTTGGTTGAGAAAAATATTGTTTGGTTGGTCCTGGAAGATGAAAGGACTAGATTGAAGAAGTCACAAACGAGTGGGAAGAAACATTTTCTTCTGGTTGGGTTAAGTTATTTTATAAGGAGTGGTCAGCATGAGTGAGGATCTAAGATCTCAAGTCGGTGCGCCTGAGCATGATGAGGAGCAATACTGCGTGTGCGGTTTGCTCGTTCGTGAGTGTGAGGATGCGTATGAGCATATGACAAAGGGCGTATAAAAAAAGACCCGTCAGCAAGTAATGA